GGGATCCCCCTTCACGAGGGCGACTGTACATCAGATCGAACTTGGGTAAGCACAGCCGTGCAGTCTGTCGGCATTTACAACAAAACAGGAAGTTTCGTTGACTTAGCACGGAAGTATTAAGTCACAGGAAGTGACACCGTTTTGGCTGTTTGAATCGATAAGACCCCATGACAGTAGGATGTCAGCCCTGCGAGGCAGGAATCAGGGCCCAGGCGTTTTAACCTGGGGTTTGGTCGGATTCAAGACCGAAAATGATAGCATCGAGCTGTCGATTTCGGTCCTGAGGTCCGACTGTCTCCGTTGGGAAGCGTGACTGGATTACACGAGGAAGAGGGATAGATATATCCTGTGTAGTCATCCGCTTTGGCATCATGTTCTGGAATTGGACATGATGGGCAGATGAAGGGTGTCTGATCATATACTCTGCACGATCCGGATCGGGTCGTTGTGAGAATATAGGAGCAGACACAGTCTCATCGTGTAAGTCTTCTTGACCATAATTAAGGGGACCTATTTCGGGTGCGACGGAAAGGAAACGAGTCCTATGGAGTAGGACGTCGGTAGTAACCTTCACCGAGTTCCGATTCCGTACAATTCCTAATGTGATGGATGGGGGAGCTTTATTACTCGCGATCGATTCGAGAAAGATCGTTTGTAGAAAGCTCGCCCACCTACGTTGAAAGGAAGTGATTCGGAACCCATCGGGGGGGAGGTGGAAGCCAGCCCCCCCCTTGGAGATGGGGAGGAAGAGGTTGAATCGACCATTTTGCGTGAGATGTTTGATCTCAGTAATGTGGTAATGGAGGAAACGTCGGACAAACCGGGACTTGTTATGAGAACCGGCCAGGCCGAGGTTGAAATAGTCCGCCAGGGGGCGGGTCGGAAGGTCATCTCTCCCCGTAATTCGAGCACCACCAGTTAACAATCCTACATTGAGATACTTAATCTCGTGGAAGGTATTGGAAACACGGTCGTGTCGAAACATCAGGGAGTTGACGGTCAGAAGAGTGGGGTGGATATAGTTTTTACCGAGAGACAGGGTAAAGCCAATGTCATCCGCCCATTCTTGCCAGTAGACGTAGAATTGTGGCGATGCCCTAAAGAGGATATCGTCACCATTGATGAGTACTGGAAGTGTGGACGGGTCGTACTTTTGACCCGTAAACT